TTCGCCACGATAATTACCCATCGCGCACCAATGGCAGTAATTGGAAATTTGCCGAACCGGAATCTTCAGTCCTTCAAAATCAATCGGGTTTGATAACTCAAAAGTGACTGCCTGAGCATTTTCAGAGGTCTTTTGCTCGATATACCAAAGCTGCTCTTTAGCTTCATTAGATGCAGAGGAGTTGCCATCACCAAAGTTTTCAGCATCTAAATACTTGGCTAGTGTGGTAATGACCTTGAGCTTTGCACCTGCAAAATCACCAAACTGCAAACAGTAAGCTGATACAGCACCCTGAATGCCGCCAATATTATTTGCCATGCTGAAAGTAGGAGCAGATGCCTTGCCGTCAGAACGCATTTCAAGGCCAGATACCTCAAGCACCATCGGTTCAAAAGTCTGACCTTGCCAGATAATATTTCTAAACCATGCTTTCTGGTCACTATTCTGGAATGCTTCACCAATGAGTTTACTGGTATCACCCAGCAGCTCATTAGATCCGATTGCACTGTAAATACGCTCCCAGTCTTCATAAGATATATGGCCGTGAAAACGTAAAATGCCCGCACCTAAAGCGCGAGCATCCAGTTCAAATAGCGTAATCAGACCATCTACATACAGCTTTTGAAAATCACTATTCAGGGTCATGATAGGACTCCATTACCTTAGCAACTGCTTCGGTCAATCCTGTAGGCTGAAATTCTGGTGGTGCAACTGATTCCGGCTCTTCAATTTCAGGTTGTGGAAGTTCTTGTAGACGCAGATCGATCCAGCGGTTTTCAGTAATATCTACCGGATTATCGAGATCAGCAACAATAGATACTGTTTCAAAATCAAACTTTTTCTTATAAGTTTTTACTGAGATATCACCATTTTCCAATGTTTTGTAGATCACTGAAAATAAGACATTACCATTCGCATCTTTAGGAGTTTCGACATACCAGCCTTCAAGTGCAAAACCAGATGAGCCTTTAATTAGATAGTCGCCTATATCTAGTTTTTCAAAGGTAATTTCTTGCTGCACAGCCTCATCATTCAGCTCAATTTTATCGGCAAAAAGCTTAACAATTGGTGAGGCTGCTTTGATAAAACCGTTGGCATCTACTGTTGTATTTTTTTGGGAAAAAATCTTGAACCAGCTTGAGAAATTCGCTCCATAGCCTGCAGCCCTTATATACATTTCCCCTGTATTTATATAGCTTATTTGGACACAATGATCCTTTTCAACAGCTGCTACAGATGCTATTTGCTGAAGAAATTGAGGAGTAGCTAATACTGGGTAATCGCCGGCTGCTGCTATATTGTTTGTATTATTCATTAACCGTGTAAAACAACCTTTTGAGCGTTTACTCGCAGCTGAATCAGGGCTTGTGGTATAGGGAATTGAGATACCAAAATCACCGACTCTAACTACTCGCCCTTTAGTTGAATCCTCATCGTTTACAGTAAGCGTAGCTGTCGCTGCCGTACCCAACCCTAAATTTGTTCTAGCATCTCCTGCAGAAGCTGCCCCTGTACCACCTTTATTTAATGGAAGTGCAGCAGGTAATACCCCTTGAGCAGTCGCACCCAATTGAGCATAAAGCTCATCATCATTCGCCTGAAGTTTTGCTGAACCTGATCGGAATGTATCACCGCCAGCACCAGTTGGTGCCACGCCTGCATTAATTGTTTGCTTAGCCATAATTTACGCCCACAAAAAGCCCTCGATTGAGGGCATAAAATTGATTGAATTTAAGGTTTAAAGTCTTGGGTGAATGTGGTGGAGATTGACCATATACCCCCACCCAAGCTGATCGGCATATAATCCCCCGCTACCACGCGAACCTCGCCATCTAGTGGTGAATCCCAAAGGAATGAATCAGCACCCTTATGTGCATCAAAAAAGGCCTTGATCTCTTGTATCAAGGCCTTCTTGCCTGTTCTCTTGTACGCCCATGTGCCTGACCGATTGTTAATCCCAACACTGGTTCGCTGTGTGTATCCATCACCAAAACTGGACTGAAGGACTTTAAAGCTTGATGTTTGAGAGTTGCCATCTAGGTCATTACACCAAGTGAATTTTTGATTGCTCATAACTTCGGCCATTCAATATTTATTGAAATAATTGGTCGCGTATCTTTTGTGAAGCCACCTTCTGAAAACTTGTTGCCAGCAAGTAATCCGCCTCGTTGCTGATCTTTCTTGATTGCAGACTTAATTGAATCACTGATCATTTGACCGAGGTCTTTAGCTGGTTCTGACTGTGGTTTAACGATACCCACTCGAACACGGTGCTGATGCTGCTTTACTTCACCATCAATTCGATCCTTGATTTCTTTTAGCTTTTGTTCGGATTGCAGGAGTTGATATTCTTCGTTAGTCAGCAAAATAAGCAGTCCTTCTTTTTCTAGTATCCAATCCCCATAGCGGATATAAATTTCTTGACCATTGGCTCTCAAGATTGCAACACGACTACGACACCACGACCCGCCTATATATTCAATCTGCCCCCCAAATGCTTTTTGAAGAGCACCATCATCAATATTGCTATTATCATCGGGTCTCTTGTATTGAATTGCTTTCATTTTCTATAACTCCCAAAAAACAAATAACCCCGCTATTGCGAGGTCATTTGCTTTAAATTTTAATTAAGATTGATGTTTAAAGTAAGTTTCATAGAGAATCTTAGCTAGATTCTGAGTATTTAGCGCATTATCATCAACTCTAAATTCAACATCTTTAATGATATAAATTGCATGGTCTTGCAGAGTGTGCACACGGAAGTTGCCTGCGCCCACATCTGTGCCCTCAAAGTACTCCAGAAAAGCCTCAGGAAGGCTAGTTGCCCTGCCTTCATTAATGATTTCAGTTGCAGTACAATAAGCTTGATCCCATGCCACTGGGTTTACATCAGTTCCCATAATTACTCCTTTTAGTTAATGGGAACTAACTTTTACCCTATTTCAAAGACTTAAATCAACGAGCTAACAAGCCTCCCTGTCGTTGCTCTCTACGAATTACGCTCAGAGTCATATTTTCCATCATTTTCCCTAATTGCTTGGCATCCGATTCACTGGTTGCAGATCCATCAGACGCAATATGAATGGTTTGTGTGTAATAAACATCACCACCTGATCCACCGCCATTCGCAAGATAGTTCTTCAAGTCAGCATTCGTCCGACTATCAACAACACGTTCACCTTTATCCAGCAACCATGTGCCTTCTTTCGGAATATTGTCGATACCGTCGTGGGCCATGCCTGCAATGGTTTGACTAGCGATTAGGCCGACTGACGCATAGCCCATACCGCGAACCAAAGTAGATGCTGGAATACCTAGAATTGGGCCAAGCTCCAGCGCTCTTGTTGCAGCCAACTCTGTGCTAATAATAGCCTGACCAATCGCAATTGCTTGCTGCATTAAGAACATGGCCTTATAAGCACCTGATTGCTCTCCCGCACTGTCCTTGACCATTTGAGTCATAGATCCCCAAACGGTTCCGGCTTGCGAGAGAAGCATTCCGTAGACCTCTAGCTTATCCTCATAATTTTGGACTTCTAAATCCTTTACTCTTTCATGATAATCAACATCAATGGCAGCCATTCCATCACGGTATTCTTGATGTGCCTCTAATAACGCAGCATAGCGCTCGTCATCAGTTGAATAAGCATCACTGGTCATGATGTCCTGTTCAACCCTGACTCGCTCATTCTTTAAACCCAATTGAGAATTTGAGCGGTCATTTTCTAGTGACCATCGATCATAGTCTTGCGGTGACATTGTGGCTTGAGCAAAGATTTCATCAACACCATACGAAAGACCTTTAATGCTCTCTCGCATGGTTTGTTGTACGTTTTGAGCATGGAATCTGGCTTTTTGAAGTTCCATCGCATAGCGTTCGTCAAGTGCCTGCTTTCTTAACTCAATTTCATTCTTGTTAAGGCCGCGCTGCGCATCCAGACGCAACTTATTAATGCGAAGCTCATCAGTAAGCTTTCGTTCCTCTGTAGAATTATGCTCGTTTAACTCAAAATCCAACTCTGCGATATATAGCTTTTTACGAGCATCTGCCTGCATCTGTGCTAACGTTGCATAGCGTGCTTTTGCATCTGGCTTTAATGCCGCTGATTGAATATCCGCAAGGTCTTTTTTCAAGTCTTCCGAAATGCGTAGCTGCTCATCACCAAAGTCATAGATCAGACTATTACCCAGCTCGATAGCTTTGTTTAGCTCATTCTGGGCTTTTGTGTTCTCTTTAGTGGCTTTGGCTGCTTCGTTTTGTTTATCCGCCAGCTCCGATAGTCCGCTATTAGTATCTCCCACACCTTGGTTTAACTCACGGATACCGCGAAGCTGCTTCGCTTTTTCAGATGTGTCTCCCTTCCACATCTTATCAAGGCGATCTGCTGCACTCATGACAGTTTCATGCATATCACCTTTTATCTCAGAAGTTAGTGCTGAAATTTCACCCCGTGCCTCATATGCCGCTTTTGCCAAGCCCAATGGATTCATTTCATACCAATCCATCTCATTCCAGACCGCACCGCCGATGGCCGCCATACCACCCAGAGCCTTGCCTGTAAGTTGGATCGCAGTAACAGCCCCAATTGCAACGGATGCCAAACCTTTTAATGTCTTTGCAACCCCATCAGCAACCTCTTCAAACTGTAAACCCTGCTCACTGCCCCCTAAAAATGCCTCCGCAATATCCACAAAAGCAGGTATTACTGCTTGCATTAATTGATTTTTAGCGCCCTGCATCTGTAGATCAAGCATATAGACCTGATCCTTAAGCTCTTTGGCAGATTCAATTGTTTGATCCGTCATAATGATTCCGGCACGTTCTGCCATATCACCATACAACTTCATGCCCTCACCACCATTCGCGAGTAGTGGATAGAGGTCTGTCATGTCAGAGGCCATGGACTCGAGGTAGAAGGACATTTGTTGTTGAGTAACACCTGCTTCCTCTAGCTTATCAACATACATCTGCAAAGCTTCTGGGCCAGACAGCTTTTGCATTTCCAAAATTAAGCCTTTGGCCTCTTGTGCGCCGCCTTTCATGTCTGAAGACATCCGATCAAAGAAATCTTTCATCGGACCAGATCCAACGCTAGTTATTTCTCCGATACGTTCATTGAAGTCTTTCATCATGTCTGAGAGCTTGTCACCCTCAACACCAAAGGCAGCAGCACCAACTGCCATTTTTTGAAATTCTTGTGTTGTCGTATTTGCACGAAATGCAAAAATCTCAAGTTCAGCAGCTTGATTTGCGGTATCTACAGCCATTGCAGCCAGTGCGGTTACAGCTCCAGCAGCCGCTCCGGCGACTGCCAAGCCGTAGTTGTTAACATGCTTTCGCATTTTATCAAAGCTGGATTGTGTCTGTTTTTCCGCATCCTTTATCGGTGCTGTAAAGCCAGCCGTTTTGGCAATCAGGTCGAGTGTCAGGGTTCCTAACTTGGTGCTCATATAAACCTCTAGGCAATAAAAAACCGCCTAGTGGCGGTCATATAAACAGAATTAATTAAATGGTTTTTTCGGCTATAAGGAATATCGTGTGGAAAGTATAGACTTATTCACTCGTATTCCCGCTTAATAAATCTTAATTCTGTACCATGTTCAGGACAGAGATATTGAACTTCATTTGGTGCTTGATTGATTCTTTTTAAAGACTTGTTTGTTGGTTCATAAACTTCACTACAGAACTCACAAACATAAACACCATTTTTTAATTGGCTTACTCGTAGATCAGCACCACTTGTTCTTGAATAGTAGATTTCATCATTGCTCAACACTTTGTGCTTTCTACTAAACAATACTCTTGCTCTTAACACTTCAAAGCTATAACCACGACCTGAATGATTATACGTCTTTGCTACACCATTGAGAGCTTCTGTATACGCATTGGTAACCCGATGATCAAAGTATGAAAGAATGTCTTTTCGCCAATTCTTAATTGCTCGATACAGTGGTAGAAAGTCCTTCTTTGATTTTCTAAATTCAGGTGGCACTAAATTCAACCACTCATCAAACAAAGGCTCCGCCTCATCACGTGTCTTGATATCGTAGATCGCAAAGATAGCTTCTTTGATGTAATACGCTTTAGCAAGCTCAGGCTCATTCTCAAGCCACATATCAAGATTAAATAACTCTTGCTCGTTCAGGTTTTGTCTGCGTGTGCGCAATTGGTACTTCTTGCGCATCCAAAGCTTACCAACACCTGCTGGCTGATTCCGAGCCAATTTGATGCGTATATCATCAAGTGCTTTGTTTGCCATCTTAAGAACATGAAATTTATCAATCACAATAATTGCTTTGGGAAAGATAAGATTAATCAATGTCTTGTAAGGTCTCCACATATCAATCGAAAAGCCTTGAATGTCCTTGTCTCTATACTTCCAAAGGAATCTTGAAACAGTGTCTTTATCACGACTTTCAAGCATTTCAATAGGGCGCTTATGAATAATGTCAGTAACTACAAACCTGAAATTTCCGTCGATCTCGGTTTCATCCAAACCGATCCATCCACTAAGCTCGGGATTATGAGATTTGTTCTTTATCTCGATGAAATCATTTGTAATCGTCCTAATAGTTTTACTATCACAGCCCATCATTCGTGCTGTGTCGCTGAACGTGTAGTCTAGGCAAATATTTTGTATTTGCTTCACACAACGTTCTGTCATGCGTGTATCAGGGTATATACCTGTAACTTCTTGCAAGAATGTAGCCTTGCAGGATTTGCACCTATATCTCTTTAGCTCTGCATTAATAACAGTTGGTTTCATGTGTCGCGGGATATCACGGTAAATAACCGATTTTGTACCATGCTTATATAGCGATTCAGAACCGCATTTAGGACAGCAATTAAGCTGTATTAGGTACTCAGCATAGATGATTGTGTCGTCCGACTCAGTAACGCTTAATACAGCCCAATTTGGTAGGTTTAGAGCATCAGTCATTGGCAAGATTCTACATCTTTGATTGCTTGAGCAAGTCTATCCAACTTTGCTTTTTCCACATCTGTTGAATAAGAAGCATAGCATTCAAGATACATCCTAGCTCCATCAACCCCTGTTTCATCATTATAATCTTCAGGGAGTTGCCATGTTTTTACCAATTCATGCGACTCAACTAGTTGTTTTAGGTCATTAATATGAAAATCGTATGGTTGATCCCCTGAATGCACAGAAATAGTTTTCTCTTTTACTTTTAAAAATTTAAAAGCAGTATTGCCACCATACCAATCAGTAAAACTAATTGCTCCATCCAACCCAAACCTCTTAACAAATTCAGTTGCTTTCATCCTCTTATATTCCACACGATATTCCTGAATTAAAAATATAGCATAAAATATTAATTTCTACACGTTATTCCTTATAGCCGTTTTTTCAAACTCGAGTAAGCATCCTCTGAGTGCTGCATCTTTAAATTTACTTACTGCTTTTTGCTTATCAGCAGTACTCTTAAAAAGTGGCTCATTAAAAGCATCAACAACAGCAGCTCTTGCGACCTTGGTTAATGCCTCATTGCCGAGATCAACTCTATACATCTCTTCAAAATTTTTACCATTCTGCCTGTGCTTCATGGCAACTTCAGCAAAAGATGACATACTCACGCAATAATCAATATCCTCTTGGTTTAGAATTCTTTTTGGGATTTCAAGATCGGATTGCTGAGAGTAGCTACCTCCAGATAACTTTTTTGTAAGATCAGCAATTCTCTGTTCGGAATTATCTGCGTGCGCATAACCAGCGAATAGCACAGCCAAAATTAATAATTTCTTCACTTAATTGCCCCAAATATTTGTTATTCAGGACAAGATACTAATTATTAGGTGAAAAAGAAACCAAGCTAACCTGATTTCTTCTTAATGGCTTGCATGCGTTGCTCTTCAAAGGTTAGCTCTGGCATTGTTTCATGAGGCATAAAGATACGAGCATCAACACGCTTGTCCTCTTCAACCTTGCCATTGAAATAAAGCGCGTATAAGTTACCCACGCCCTGCTCTATGCGACGACCCAAATTAAATGAACCGTACTTATTGCGATATGCCTGCCAGACCCTTAATTCTTTTGGGGTGACTTTCTTTTTGGCTTGCTCGATGGTTCTTCCACCGATTCCGTTGAGGACGAGTTCACACCAGAGCTCGTGCTCTTCAACTTCAATTTGTTCTTTCCCAAAAAATCATTCACTTCATTCGAAGCATCATGAATCGCACCAATAATGGCTGGGTGAAGGTTTCCAACTTCTTCAATCGTAGAGCACAGTGGCTTCTTTGTATCCGCATTAAAGACTGTAAGCAAGACCCGTCGCTTCACAACATCCGCGACAGTGATTTTTTCAGGATCTTCGCCTTTAAACATATTCGTCACTTCATCGTAACTCAATGCTTTAACCAAAATATCTACTTCAAACTCTTCATCATTAATAATGAATTTCGGAGACTTTGGGGATAAGTCGGATAAGGCTGTGCTCGAGAGCGCAAGAAGTGCAGATGTATTTAATTTTTTCATGGTGTGGCCACCTTAAATACATCAAGTGCTTCAGTCTGGCGTTTCATTGGCACAGTATGGTTTACCAAAGAATCAGCATCAAACACCGGAGAACCTTTACGCAGAATTGCGCGGAAATATGACCATGTTCGAGTTGGTGGCATCAGCACCTCGTCATCAACCTCAACAGTTGGAACGCCTTCACCGTCAGACCAGCCTACATATACACCAACTTCAGCGCGATCTGCCGCAAGCTCAAGTAATTTCATGTGTGAGAGGTTTTTAGGGTCGGTGTCAATTTGAATTGAACCCTCACCTGGTGTGGTTAAGCCCCAGTCCGATGTTGCCGTTTTTGGCTCTTCAAGACAGGTTGTATTGATTTCGGTGGTGCTGTCATCACCCATTACAAAGGCTTTAACGCAGTCCATCTTTGTGAGTGTTGGAGTATTGCCATGTAAAATCCATACATGCGTACCCTGAGATAAAACACCTTTCTTCGCCATGAGTAGCTACTCCTCAATTTTAGGCATAAAAAAAGCCACCGAGTGGTGGCATTGGTTTTGGATTTCTTAATAAATAACAGCGAGTAATTTTGCTAATGCTTCTATGATTTGAGCTAAAGGAAACAGCGCAATAACCGCAATAATCCAATAGCAAAAATTTCTTACTGTTTTATGTGTCTGTACGAGTTCTAGTGCTTTCACTATCCAGTCCCCGATGTTAAAATTCATATATGGTTTGCTTCCTTCTGCCATAAGGTTGTGAACACAAAAAAGCCCATGATTACGAGTCACGGGCTTTTTGCTTTTTAGGGTTAAAACTTATCTATCCAAAAACCAATTCGCATCAAAGCCACGACCAAAAATATTAGTGTCGGCAATGCGTTCAAAGTGGTTCGGGTGAATATTGGTGACGTAGCAATGTGGCTCTAAAGCCTTTCTGATTGCAGCACGAATATTTGAGGCATCCCCAGCACGAGTGTCATAAACCACAATCTGGAATGACACATGATCAAGGCTAGCCGGACAATCCAGGTGGTTTTCAGGATTTGCTGTGACTACCGACCAGACTGCATAGGGATATCGTGTTTTGTGTGGCGCAATATCCTCCCAGACTTTTAAAGGATTGGTGCCAAGCAATGCCGTGACTTCTTTACTGGCTTTCAGTGTCGGAACTACTGGTAAAATGTTCATAATTTTGCGAGTTCCTTGTCAATTTCTTTATTGAAATTTTCAGCAAAGCTATTGGTTACGGCCTGAATATTATTTTGTAAGGCTGGACGCATGAATGGAGTGGCAGGCTGTCTTGATGTGCCAAATTCCAAAAAGCGCCAATAAAAAACCCTACCTTCCAATTGGTAGGACTTGCCAATTCTACCCGAGCGACGGTTGGCGTCATTATTTGTATAAGGAATCCTTGCACCACCGCGAACCCCAACCTTGATATTAACCTCACTAGGATTTCGTGATTTTCCAAGCTGAACCACGATTTCCTTATGAATTTTTTCCGGTGTATTCGGGTCGTCTATTGCCTTTGCTGCCGCCCTTGCCGCATCTCGTACAATCGCCATGGCCTTACGCATTGAACGCCTTGCAGCATTCTTCATCAAGCGAGGATTTCCAAGTCTTTTAAGCTTCTCTTGAACTGGCTCTAAGCCTTCAATATTAAATTCTACAGACATGACCTACTCCACTAAAGACAACTCCAGCGTCATATAAATCCGACCATTTTCATTGTCTGGTTTAGGTGGTGAAACAATCTGGAAGGTCTGACCATCAAATAAAACGCGCATACTCGAATCAATATCATCACGTTTACGCAGTTTTAGCCGGGCTGTGGTTTGTGATCCGGCAGCTTTGGCGTTTATCGAATCTTTTACTGAAAGAAACTCCAATTTACTCCAGAGCTTTTTGTATTCAGTCCAGGCTTCGGTTTCATGATTGTAGTCATCATAAACCGTGGTTTTATACTGAATCGTTACACGGTGGCATAGTTCGCCGGCACGTTGGGCCATGTCATACCCCCATATTCCGGTAAGGCTGGATTAAGGACCAGTACCCTAAAGGCAATTGAACTGTTGCCTGAGTGGTGGCTTCCCGGTTGGCATAAAGATGCGCCACAAAGAGAAGCCGAGCGGCGTCTAAGGCTTTGTTATCAACCAGATCACCTTCATTTACTCGCTCAGCTTCAGTTGCGATAACTTTGCGATCTAAATGTGCTTGAATTTGCTCATTGGCAGCATCGATATATGCCTGTATCAAAGTATCTTCATCGTCATGATCTACACGACAATGCAACTTGGCTTTCGCGAGATCAATCATTCTGGTTTGGCCTGTTTTGCTGTGGTTTTGGTCGTTTTTGGTTTAGGTTCTTCAGCAGATTCAACTAAAACACCCTTATCAACTAAGTGCTTCACATCCGCTGGATTTGCTGTGCGCTTGTCACCAGTCTGGTAATACTTATCACCATAATGCTCACGCTTAACATCATATTCAGCCATGATTTTCTCCTAATGAATAAGGGCCAGCAATTTGGCCCTTATTGGATTGAATTATTGAATTAAGGTGCCGCCGGGGTGATATCGCCATAGATAAACGCTTCAGGACGATAGACAGCGAGTGCCAAACGTTCTTCGGCAAGGATGGTCACAAGGTTGTGAATGAAATCATCTTCGTTCTCGGTTGCAACTTCCACACGAGACAACCAGCGGTCAAATAATTGCGCACCCATTGAGAAGGCGCCAGTCAGGAATTTATTCACCGCAATCGCTTGGGTTTCTACAACCGGTAATTTCCATAAGGTTGGATTTAAATCACCTTGTGGATTACCGATAATGTACTGACCAGAAGTATCCTTCAGGGTTTCAATCGCAGCCCAATCAATCGGGTTTAGTACGTGGCCGCTTGCTGGATACTCTGCAAGTACCGCCTGAAGCATTGCAAAACGCAAAGTATCGATTTTACTTTCAGCTGTAGTTTCCACACCAACTGGTCGAGCGTACGCTGTTGCTTGCGGGATAATACCTAACAGGTTCTGACCAGTGCCATCACCATTCAGGATTTGCTGCTCTTCTTTGAAAGCCAGACCATAACGCAGGCGACCATCAATGTAAGATTGCAACTGCGATGCATCTTCAAGAATCTGGCGCGATGCCTTCATATAGTGAGCGATAACTTTTGCAGTAGTCGATTTCAAGTCAAATTTAATATCAGACTGCGGTTTTTTAGTTCCTTCAGCCGTCATACCAGCATTGTTTGTAAATCCAGTCTCTTGAACAAACTCAAGCGCATTACCATCCATGCGACCCGGCATTAAAAGATCACGAATCGTAAGTTTACGGTCAGGCGGCGCAATGATTCCCGGAATACGAGTGGTTTGAACCAAATCACCAGCTGACCCAGCAGCATCAGTATTTGCAGAGGTAATGGTCGCTTTAATTTCAAGGTTTGCTTTACCGCGCTGACCAGCTGAACCAACCAGTGATTTGTATTGGTCAGATTCTACAAACTGACGGCCAAGAGATTTAATTTCTTCGTTGCCATCTTGTGGACGACGGGCAGCTTTCTGTTCAACTTCATCCACGCGAGCTTTCAACTCATTCAGCTTGGTAATCGCTTCATCTGCTGCCTGTTTAGCACCTTCAGCAATTTTGTCGCCATGTTCACGTTTGCCTTTGAAGTCCTCGGCAATACCTTTAACTTCATCGACTTGTTTTTTAAACTCTTGAGCGAGTTGTTCTAAATTTTGATCAGTCATTTTGACTTCCTTTTAAAATATTAAGAGCATTTGAAATTGATTTCGCTTGGAACTTTTCACCTTCAGACTCGCTCAAAAGATGGCGCAAGCCCTTGCCAGCGATTGCAGTGGCTTGCGATTTTGAAAAGCCTGACTCTCTCAGGAACTTCTCAAATTCAGGTAAAGTTGGCAGTTCACCTTCTTCTAATTTGGATTTCACGGATGTAATGAGGCTTTGCTCATTGGCTGGTGTGGTGACAATTGAGATTTCACCTAGATCCAGTTCAATCAGCTCACGGATATCTGTGTTTTCGTTGTAGCTGGATTTGACTGTGCGATAACCAATGCTTAGACCATCGATTGCGCCAGCCTTTAAAAGCGCGTGTGTTGATTTGGCTTTTGGGACGTCATCGACCAATAGTTTGCCTTCGACATACAAGCCCCTCTCATCCTCTACCAGCTTGGTGTAGACCCCAATTGGCTCATTGGAGCTGTGGTTCCAGAGAACTGGTGGGAATTTCCCTTTTTCAGTCCATTTAGCTAATGTGTTCTTAAAAGCACCCGGCAAAATAATGTCGTTGTACCAGTCCAGATTCCCAAAAACCGCGCCATAGCCCGAAAAAAAACCGTCCTCTTGGACGGCTTTAATATCTAAATTAAAACTTTTTCTATTCATTTGTTTCACCTTTTTCGGTGCCCAGCGGAACCATTTGCATCTGAACCATTAATTTGTCTGCGGTTGGATCATCAGCTCTTGGCATATCCTCAAGCTCTCGCACTTCATTGCGGGTATACAGACCGTTCTGAGTCATCTTCACGTAGAATTCGGCTCTGGCTGTGTTATTGGCTCGCAATAACCCATCAACCGAGAATTTAGGCCGATATTTGTATTTATCTTGCGGCAATAACAACTTTCGAGCGATTGTCTGCTCATATCGAACCAGCTGCGGATTCAGTGAATAAGTAAGGAAGCCCTGATTGGTTTGCTCAAGGCTTGACGCCCATGAGCTGGCTTTGTTTGTGTGGCCAATTAACTGAGGTGGTACACCAAAGGCCCGGCAGATTTCTTCAATACCGAAGTATCGACTCTCGAGAAGCTGTGCATCAACCGGATTGATTCGGATATTTGATGCACTAGAGACCTTCATCCCCGCCTCAAGAATCATATATTTCCCAGCGTTTTCAGGGAGACTAAAACTAGACAGCCCTTTACGCATTTTTGCGCGCTGTTCATCAGTTAATGTTTGCTCACCGGTCTCAAGAAATCCACCGACCTTCAATCCATTTTTGAACCAGTCCTGTGCTTGGTTGTTCGCATCAAACTGCATACCAATGGTTTGGGCAAAAAACTGAATTGCCGACAATCCCACATACCCATCCAGGGTAAATCCCTTGAAATGCAAAATTTCATCGTCGGTATAGATTTTAACTTTACCGTTTTCAGTGTAATGGTATTCAAAGCTTCCGTCTTTCAGCCGCTTTTTAACCATTTCACTAGGAAACAATGGTTCTAAAGAAATAACACTTCGATTATTGCGACGAGTAATGTAGCTATACGCATTGCCCCATAAATCCAAGCACGCTGACTGAATCTGCCAAAACTCACTGGCACACATGTCTGCATTGGGTGAATCATGTAGGATTCGATACAGTTCGTGATCTTTAGCAATCTTTTTTTCAGTGTCGTATAAGTGAAGTGGCAATGTTGAAATAGTTTCAGCACGTAGTTTTACGCATGCCCAAACCGCCGATAATTTCAGAGATGTTTCGGGGCTGACCACCGCACCACCAGAAGACATGTAACTATCTACCGGATAAGAAGTATCCCCTTTCTTTAATTGAGTTTTTCCAGTCAATCGTGACCAGAAGCGAGACCAGAATCCCGTATCTTGTAAGTCGCTCATGCTATCACGATGTCCTCTAAATATCCGTCAATGTCATAGTTTTTAACTTCCGGTGCCAGACTCATAAGCGCAACGGCGTTAAACGTAGCAATCAATGGGTCAATCTTCCCGACACCTGATTCCTGTTTGCTGATCATCATGCCATTACCCTTGATGACGGCGCGTGCATTACCAACACACCAGGTCATCAAGCCTTGTCCGGCATGGTAGAGATTACCTTCAGCTAATTTGCGCTCAGTCGTCAGGATATAGCCCATTAATTTGAAGCCTTGGGCCACTGTAATGAGCTTATCTTCAGGAATATCTGCATCGAGCAGGCCATCCAAAAGACCACCCAGACCCAATGGATCCAGTCCGATTTTATCGAGCTTGCCAGAGTCGAAGCATTTCTTTGCAAGGACAGCCAACTGGTCAATGTCATCACCGATACGCTCAACAATAGTCAGACTGCCTTCCTTTTCATAGTCAGCGTACTTTGGCGCATTCTCTTTGCGTCTCTCGACTGCGGTTTTATTGCACCAAGCACGATTCCAAAGCCACCATTTGCGGCTTTTTGCATGTCGACCAAGTACAGCAAAGCCAAGCAAATCATCAAGGCCACCACCATCGATACCACAGGTAATGACGTCTGACTGTTCAATCAATTTATCCAGAGTGAATTCTTTGGATTGCTGCAGCCAGTACTCAGCACCGGCCCAGCGGTTGGCTCGGAGGTTTAGGCCAATTGGTACATTTAAGTGTTTCGCCAGAAAGTCTCGAAGTGATGCCTCATCTGCATCTTTTACCTTTTCAAACTCATTAATCAGGTAATCCAGATCAACAGATGCACCCAAGTTTGGATTGGTGACATAAAAGTTTTCAGGCTTTAAGTGCTCACCTGCCTCAAGCATCCATTCGGGAAACTCGTAAATCAACGGTAAGAACTGAGGATTAACCTTGACTCCATCCCGAATATCCCGGGCATAGTCCAGCAGCTGCTTAAATACCCCGCATGGCGTTTCATCCGACATGGCAGACAGATAAATCACACAACCCTCAGGCCTTGATGCAAGACCACCTTTTGCTTCACGAAACATCGATTCAGCACGCGGTCTTTTGCCAAACACCCAAATCTCATCGATCAGGATGATTGAGGCTTTTTTACCAGCAGCAGCATCACTTTCAGCAGCAATCACCTTCAGGGTTGCATTGGTACCTAAGTGAGTGACTGTTTTGGTGTGCTCGGAAATATTGAACATCTCCTGAAGCTCAGGATCTGCTTTAATAAAGTCCCGGATCGGGTTGAATGAGTTGTCCGCCACTTCTTTTGTGGGGGCAAGCAAAATCAACTCTGCTGACATACGATCATTCAGGATCAAAGCCACCATCATGATTCCAGCTGCAATCGTCGACTTGGTGTTTTTCTTGGAAATCAGTAAGAAGAATTCACGGATTAATCGGCGTTTAGATTGGGGATCATAGGCACCAAAGATTGCCCGAACAAATTCAATTACCCAATCGAGTGTGACCTCACCCATTTTCGGGCTACCCATCACATCGACAAGGATTAATTCTTTAAAAATCCGCTCTGCTACATCGGCCACTTCTGGAAAAAGTGGTTCGCATGGCATGAGTGACTTTTTAGCGACAATACGTTCCTCCCAGTCTGGGCAGGAGGTTGTCCATTCTGGGAGCATTGCTGACATAAACTTAACTCATTAAAAAACCTCCCGAAGCGGGCGGCTTAAATTGGCTTTACTTTGATATTTTGGCTATAAGCTTCTTTCCATACGCCATTTACGTGAACGTACCACTTCCTACTTTTACTCTTAGCATACGCCCAACCAAACATTGTTTTTGCAAGATGCGTTGCACCTTTTGGTTTTGTAATCATAACCACCTCAACTAAGCAATTGGTTATTCAAAGTGCCAAACTTGCCTGACTTTGTTGCAGCCTTGGCCGCATCTTCTTTAGTTTCTTTCTTGCCTTTTTCAGCAACTTTGCCATGTACATAAGGTAAAGCAGCTCTGGCAGCATTCACTCGAAGCATCATCTCATTGCCGCCACTCTTCATGACGTTAATCAGGAAGTCGAGAGGATCGTCAGTGCTGTATTGATCCTCAAGTGGATCATCATCTTCATAACTCGAAGTTTCTATCGCTTTAACTTTAGGTTTTTCAGAAGTTAAACTTCGACCTTCTTTATCAGCCTTTAACTTTTCGATATAGACAGAAATTTCAGGATCTTTTCTTAATTTTGAGCCTGCCTGTGATGCTGTCTTTTCTGCATAACCTGCTGAAATCGCAGCTTCTTTATTGCTTAAGCCGTCAACCACGGCAAGAGCAAACTTTTTCATTTTTTCGCTTAATGCCATGGGTTAACCTTTAACTTTTCGCTTTAACTTTTGCTGAAATGGGAAATTTTTTTATAAGTGAGATGGTGGGCGGTGTCCGCTGGCTCAGGGTTTTAAACTTTTTGACTCCCCCCACCGTCTTCGACTCTCACAATCACATAGCCATGTTTTAAGAATGTCTGACATATATCATTGATTGCAATCTCCTTAATGAAGCCTTGCACATCCGTGGTCACATGCTGGATGTCACTCTTAAGCTCTTCATACTCATCTGTCTTACCAAGATGAAACCAATTAACCTCATGCAATGCTTTGCTCATGCCCGACTCTCCACCTGTGTTTTCTTCTTATGACACTCAACACATAACGACTGCAGGTTAGATTCATCATCAGTGCCACCTTGGGCCACGTTCTTGATGTGGTCCAGCTCAAGCTCCATAGTCACGCGACCACAAGCGCAGCATGTCCATCCATCACGTAAATGAATCTTTGCCTTGAGTCTGCGCCATGGTCTACCACCACGACCTTGACCCCAATTGTTCTTAGGTGGTCTCGGTGCCTTCGGTGTCATCGCCTGTAGTTTGCTTTGCAGTCTGGGTAGTTTCATTGCTTAGGCCCTTCAGCCAGTTTAGTTTGTCTTGAAGATCAATGATCTGATTCCCAATACTATGCATTAGGCACTGGTTACTTTGGCGTTGCGCCATCTCGACATTAACCAACACAGCCTCAAGTGTTTGCTGGTCCATAAAATCAGGAACCATCTCAAGATTTAGCGACCATAGCTGTGACTCAGTATCACCTCGAAGGGTGATAGATTGAATGCCAGTGAGGTATTGACCGTTGCTCAACTTAACCTTGGTGCCCTGACATACGCCACCTTTCGGAACCTCAATAGCAACTACTTTTAATATTTCATCTTTGTTATTCATATCATCCATCCAAATACTGTGACTTCGGTTGCTCCTCCTCATCACCTTCCAACTGAATTAATAACTCATTGATCTGAGCATTCTGTTCATTGTTGATCTGGATGAGTTGGTTGTTTTGCTGAATCAACTGGTTGCTCTGTTCGAGTAGCTTTAGGAGTAAGTCGCTCGATGCACAACCGCATTCGTTCTTTTGATCGCTCATATTGTTCCTTCATCCATTTGCGTCTTGCTTCACAGCCTTGGCATGTCATTGGCTACACCTCATAACACCACTTCAAATCATCCGGCACAGTCAAATACACACCTAACTGAGTCACTGCAAAGTCATGTATATAATTCAAATACTCAGTCATCTGCTTAACTGTGGCCTTGGTTGTACTACAAAGCCTGATCACCTGTTTGCCAATGGTTTCATACTCATCTGGTTCAGACTGCTTTACCCTGGCAATGGCATTACACATCTCAGCAAACTCTTGATCATCACGGCGGTAGATATAAATCAGAAATCGTTTCTTAAACTCATAATGAAGTTGGTCTTTATCTTGACCAGTCTTTTTCTCTATCTGGCCGTACCACATCCACATAAGCCTATTCTGTGCAGTCGATCTATCATCCTGCTTCTGATCAATCACCACCCTTAATGGCTTACCCTCATTAATCGCTTGAGTGTAATGGGTGTGCATGAAGTTAATGGCTTTGGTGATGTCGGCATGACTCTGGATAGGAAACACGGCTTTTTGCATTTCCTATCTCCCTACTGATTAAGCAAAGATTGCTTTGAAATCCGCTAATGCTTGATCTACATCTTCAGATGACTTGATGTTGTTTAAAGCATCAAGAACGCGCTGATTATGATGGCCTAGTTTGTGAAACTCAGCCTGTTTCTTAATCTTAAGAGGATTAACGTATGACAGCTGACCTTCGATCATTTCTTTAATTTCATTAAGCTCACTATCAAGTTCGCCTGCTTTCAACTTAGAAACAAATGCATCAATATCGATTTTGCTTGCCGAGCCATCTAAAAAATCAACCGTGAACTCTGTTACTTGTTCCATTTTCTTCTCACAAAAAAAGAGCCACACGGCTCAGTTAAAAAATCTCTTTATCTGTTTGGGCCAGCATCCGATTCACTTTCACCAGCCATTCTTCAAACAGCTTTTCACTCTGCTCACGATTACCCAATTGGAAGGTATCGAACCTGAAGTGACAGGAATGACACAAAGGTACAGTGAGCTCATCACTGGCTTTAATCGACCTACCCTTACCATGCTTAGCACTATTTGAATGGGCAGCCTGGCTATGTGGATTACCGCATCGAATACATGGCAGCTTTCTGATTGCTGCGAGTCTTTTTGGATTCCGCATTTAACTGTTCTTCTATGCCATGAATCTGTTTATTTACCTTGCGAAGTTCAGCACCGCACATTTCTTTAAATGCATAGCTTGAATACAGATGGTTGTAATTCATTAATCGGCTGCGGTTCTTTTCCAGAACTTCTAAATTCCGTTTTGCTTCTACGATGTCCATAACCACCACCAATAAGAAAAGAAAAACCCCTCAACATCTAGAATGCGAGGGGCTTTGATTGCCGTAATGCGTTCGGCTAATTCGTGTAATTGTTTCGATGCTTTCCACACTTGCGACATTCCACCTGAATGAAAATATCAGACTCGTAATCGTAGTGATGAAAGCAGAATAATCGTTTTAGGAGTTGGAGCATTTGATTCTCCTTATATGTGGAGTTCTATATGTGGAGCTAAATCCAGTCCGATATTTGTAGTTTTAAAGGCATCGAATTCGAGGTGTTTAGAATCTGGGGGGCGGTAATCAATTTAAAAACCACTAGAAATTAATAGGACCGCCATTGGTGCCCCGATCTTGCTTACACCAACATTTCTCAGGGCATTAAAAAAGCCCACCTTTCGATGAGCTTTCTATCAGTAGTGCGACTTACTTACACTTCGCGCCACTATAACATGAATTTAACAGGTGCTTTCCGGAAGGTCAAGTTCTAATCACTTATATTCAATAAATTTATATCGGCAATGTAGCGCGGCCAATCCACACTTTACATCTTGTTCAGCCGCATACTTAGATCGATCCTCAGTAACCATCTGCGACCATGAATTCCCATAAAAATATCGACAGATAATCGCATCCATCCACTCATCCATGATTTCACTCTGGCCCTGCATATCCAGAATCAACCGCTGAACTGCTCGAGCCTCATTGTCATCGATCTCACACACAACCCCTGATCTTGATAACTTTGGCTTTTCCTCTGACAACATAGAGTCAGCAATAATTTGACGAGTCTTTCTCACACCCAGCTTAAACTTGCGCTGTTTTACAATCGCCTCATCCATCGCAACAGCAATCGGGTTAATACTTTTGCCACACGTTCCAGAAACGCTATTCATCCAAGCACCGAATTGATAAAGCCATTCCTCCAAAGAGTATTTTGACCAATCAACCGCCTGCATAATATTTTGAACCTTCACCATCGCATTCATCCCTATTCCCCTTAAGCCAAATCTACAAATTTCACAAACCGCTTCAAGCCATCTTTTCCAACATAGGCTTGACCTTCATGTTGAGCCTTATCCAAAATTTCATCAGTCAATTCATCACCAATGCTCTTTTTCAGGCTCTCTCGGCTTTCCCATTTTCCTTTTGCAACAATGTTTGTTTCTTCTTTATTCCAAATTTCATACAGCCAATAAGTACCACGTGAGTACAGCGCCCAGTCAAATTCACCCATCACTTCATCCCCCAAATCAGCATTCCCGCATCACGTTGCTCTTGATTCGTTCTGCCTTGCCAACCTGTAATTCGATTAAAATCTTCTGCCTTCAACTTTGTGCGTGTCGGCTTAACCAATACGACCGCCAAACCGCATTCTTTTGCCATTTCAGCGAGTAATTTGCCTGTTGCGTGGTTCTCCCCCACATTCTTGGCAATCTTCTCTCCTGCGGTCTTAGAGTGACCAAAACGGAAATTAGATTTCTTGTTCAGCCAACCCGCTTCAATCACCACTTTCTTGATTTCATCCTGATGAGTGCGGAATAGCTCTACAGTTTCAGGAAAGGTTAAATTTTTAAGTTCCAGTGACTGCCCTAAGACAGCCACTCCTGATTTTTCCAAGTCTGGATCGATACCGATAATCAGGTCAGTCATTGGCACCCCACTTCTCGAAAAAGAACACCACCGGATCGGGTTTGATCTCAATCAATCCGAAACGATGCAAGTGACGTGCGTGAGTGCTATCCCGTAGCAATTGAACATCACGATAATGCGCAATTGATCTACGCCAAGATTCCAAGGACATTGAAGATTTATTTATGTTGCATGGCACACAAGATGGATTCATATTTTCCAAAGTGTCGTTCTGAGGTCTAAACAAAACCCCATTAGACACAGGAATCATGTAGCCTGTTTTCTCACACTTTTTCATATCAAAATCGCGCTTCACTGCTTCAATATGATCTGCATGCCACTTATCACCCAATTGATCACCGCAATAAGCACAATGACCACCAAACTTCATTTTTAATTCTGAGCGCTGCTGCTTAGTTAGTTTCATTGGCACCTCGCATGGCTTTTTCTAAAATCTTTACACCCATATCAACACCTTCTGATTGGCAAACTTGAGCAGGGTCTTCATAACCATCAATGTCTTTGCTTAAAATCAAGGAGAGTTGTCGCATTTCAAATAAAGCCTCACCAATCCGCTTCTGCTGTGAGCGTAGGTCGTCGATGATGGCTTGTTGATGATTAACTCCCTCCATAAACCCCTTAAACCTTGCTGCGTAATTGCTTGCATACGGATCAATCAGCACGTATTCCGTTTGGGCGTAATGGTCACCACAGCGAGTAATACCCTTAGGGATGGGATTGCTTTGCTCAAACAAATCTTGTAATTCACCCATGCTCAATCACCTTCGTATTTGGAGAAATGTGGTTTTTAATATCACTGCATGTGTCAATGCGGTCGTGATCGGCTAGAGCTGTGCGGAGGTCTAATAAGGCGATGTGATTGTGTTCAGCAAAGTCGAAATACCATTCTTTATTAATCGTGTTGAACCATTCCCACTGTGTCTTCATTTTCAATACGCCTTCACGCGCATAGTGCCCACCAAGAATATTCATGTTGTAGTGGGTTGCTGTTTTAGGAGCCCCATCCACAATCTGCTTACACTTCTCCAACCCTAACTTTTCGATTAAGTTCATGCCCATTCCATGCACTCCTTGCAGTCACAACCGCTTCTGAATTTTGTAATAGTTCCGTGTTGAGCCAGTTTCAGAATTTCTTTCTTCACCTCAACTGGTGATGCCTTCCGGCCCGGCTTCTTAGGTCTTATTTTTGGCGCCACAGCCTCGATTGAACTCTTGCGCCCAAGGAAAGGTATTTTTCTTAATACTGCTACCTTCAGTGGGTGATCCGTGTTGTTATCAAAACTCGCCAAAACCTCCCTGACAGTCAGTGGCTCGTAATGCGGTCTACCCAATGCTTCAGCAATTTCAATCAGTGCTGTTCTGATTTGCTCTTTGGTGTCTAGCATGGCGCACCCCCGAATAACTGTTTTGCTTTGGGTGTGAGGAAATAGCGATATTCGTCATTACCACCTCCAACAAATCCAATAAGACCGACTTGCACCAAGGTTTTTAAGTAACGCTGTACCGATCTAATCGTCATGTATGGCAGCGCTTGATCTTTGATTTCCTTGGTTGTGGCGATTGGTGTGTTTTTAATAACAAGTAAAACGTCAATGCCACGATTTAATGAGGCTGCTTTGTTGTGTTGATATGTTCTTTCGTTCATGATTCACCCACCCGTTCCACAATCGCCTTAATGGCCTTAAGCGTTAATTCATGGTCATCACCTGGTACAACAAACAGGCTTGCAATCATTTGGACTTTCCTGGCGTACTTGCGAGCATCTTTGCGATATCCATTACGCTCACGGTCTAGCTTTTCATTAAAGGCAAGCAGGTCATTCATTTCAGCTTTAAGCCTGTCCCGCTCTTGTGTTGCCTCTTTCAACATATCGAAAAGCTCAGCCACGGTTCTATGTGCCACTTCTTTAAAATCACTCACACCCCACCCCCTGCGCTTTCCTCTACTCGTACCGATGCAAAGCGACAAATATCTAAACGATCCATCACCCGAACTACGCCTTTCTTGCCATGACGGTTTTTTGCGATAATGATTTCTGTAATACCGCTCGGCATTTCGTCATCACTGTTCACAATTGGATGGGCTAATAAAATCTGATCCGCGTCTTGCTCGATCTGGCCAGACTCTTTCAGATCGGATGCCTTTGGACGTTTACCTTTTTCAGACTCACGGTTGAGCTGTGCCAGTGCGATTACAGGGCAATCGAATTCCTTCGCCATCGCCTTCAAATCACGACTGATTGAACTCACTTCCTGATAGCGGTCTTTCTTGGTTGGATCACGTACCAGTTGCAGGTAATCAATGATGATGCAGCCTAATTTTTTGTAATTACGCTTGGCCTTACGTGCATAAGAGTGAATCTCTGCAATAGTCGGCTTTTGCTTATCTTCAACATGAATTGGCAGCTTGCTAAAACGATTCTGAGCGCCCGCAAATTCCTGAATCATCCCGTCGTACAGGTCAGCATTGTGGATGTTGTCGTATGGAATCTGGGTGAGTGCTGAGATACAGCGATTGGTGAATGTCTCCACATCCATCTCGGCAGATACAACCAGTACCGCTTCCTTGAACTGCATAGCGGTCTGAATCGCCACCATTTGCGCCAGAGTGGATTTTCCTGATCCAGGTCTACCACCAATCACACAAAAGTGTCCGCTTTGAATAGTGCCCACTACGTTGTCCAGATGAGGCAGGTTGAACTTAACCCCTGTGTACTGCTTATTGGCCTTAGCCTCTGCCTTCTGGATCAGTTGCTCACCAGCGCGTTTTAATGCTTCCTCAAACGTGAAACTAGACTTCTCCAATTTCTCATTCGTGGTCGCCTTGTTCAGGATATTTTCAGCAGCGTTATGCACATCAGGTACGGTTAAATCTCTTGCCACTTCCTGAATGCTTCGGCCCATGCTTTCAACTTCACGATGCGCTTTCAGCTTGTTGAGTTCAGCAACATAGGATTCCAGGTTGTAGAAACTCGACGGTGCGTCTGCCATCAGTGTCATCAGGTATTCAGCAGGCGTTACGCCAACCAGTGAGTTTTTCTCATTCAGTTTCTGTTCAACGAAAACCACATCGTATGGCTTGTTCTCATTAGCCAGGTCAGTAATGGCCTTGTAGATCTCCTGGTGACGAGTTGCGAAGAAGCAGTTTTCATCCAGATCGTTCATCACGGTTTCAAGTGAGTTCTGAACGGTCATGAGTGCAGCAAGTACACATTGCTCGATGGAGTTGTTATGAATATCGATCATCACCAATCCCCCATGTCAGGTTGAAGGTTTTGGGTATCGACAGGTTGATTCTGTGGATTGGCTTGTTGCATGAGTTTTTCAGTAAGACCTGAATCACGTTTAATCCACTTCACGAAGTTTGAATACATCTGGGCATCACCTACCGCACCAGTGATAATTTTGTTTTCGTAGTGAGGATTAATTTCAAGCAAAATTTCTTCAGCTTGGTCTTGAGTGATTTTTGGCAATCCAGAACGCTGTAACCAAGAATTCAGAGAATGTAAATCTGGTGTCCAGAGATTCAGGATTTCATCCGGTGAATTTTTTGCGTTTGCGCTCTCTTTAATATTTTCTTTAATATTTTCTTTTATAGTGTCCCGTTCAACGGGAGTAGTCCCATCACCTTCAACGGGAGTAGTCCCATCACCTTCAACGGGAGTAGTCCCATCACCTTCAACGGGAGTAGTCCCGTTTAACGGTAGTACCGTTTCGTGGGATGGGTTTGGTAGAATTTTGATTTGGTTAGTCGTACCTGTTGCACGAGTAACAGAGATTAATTTCAGTTGCTCGAGCTGCTGAATACAGGTGTAAACGGTGTCATTTTTTTTGATACCGCAGTACTTTTTAAAAGTTTCTGTTGCTATTGATGTTGAGCTGCGATTAAAGCCCACAGTTTGGCGCAAAATGAACATGTAGCACTTGAACGCCTTATCACTAAGCTCTGCCATGTACATATCATCAATGACGAAATTAGGCGTTCTAGAGTACTGTTCGGTCACAATGGTCGCCTTTTCTACTAATTTTTCAAAATCTACGCCGATATTCATGACACCACCTGCATTGCAAATTTGCATAGTTCAGTTTTCGCTTGTGCTACAGCTTGAGAATTGGCGATGGTTTTTTCAGCCATGTATCGTTCGACTGCTTTTTGGAACAAGTAAGTCTTTCTATTTACTTCAATTTCGGTTAAAATTTGATTGTTCATAATTTTTCTCTCTGATGATTTTGAATACAAAGCCTGACCTTCCACGTCAGGCTTTTTCTTTGCCTAAATCCCAGTGATTCCCTTCCAATCCCTCTCCAAAGCTAACGTCTGTAGATAGATCCCTTACTAAAGCTCCTAATCCCAAGCGCTCAAATGATTTTGCTTGTAAATTAAGTACATGCCACTCACCGACGATTTCTTTCTCTAGGAGATACGCCAGGTATTGAGCAAGGTCTTTACCCTTAATTTCGGCAAGTAATTTTGCCCGCTCATGGATTTCAGGAGACAAGCGAACATGTGTAGATTTCTTTTCAAGACTCATAAATTCACCTATGCGATTTGCTGGGGTGCGCAGTGCGCCAGCCATAATTTTTCAAGATTCTTGCCTTTCTCATATCCAAGGCGTTTGCCACATAAGCCGTTTTCAAGATTGCTTACATAGTTTTGAGAGCAATTAATCTCAGTAGCGATTTGGGTTTGGGTTAATCCCTGTTCCTTCAAATCAATGATCATTTTTTGCCATTGGTTCATGGGAGACCTCCTATATTTCTTATAAATATATAGGTTTTCCGATATTTATACAATAGCCAAACCGATTGGAATTTGTATCAGAATTCCGATAGCGGTATTTAAGGAAAAGTTCATGACAACTTTGGGTGAAAATTTAAAGAAAATTCGCAAAGCGAAAAAAATGACCCAGAAAGAATTGGCTCAAAAATCTGGAGTTAAGCAATCTGTTATTTCCGATTTGGAAACAGGTAATGCGAAATCTACTGGATCGATTTTAGAGTTAGCTAATGCGCTTGGCGTGACCGCTGAAGAATTAAAGAAAGGTGTTTTTGATGATGTTTCATTGACAAACGTTGTGCCAGTAGTTCCACGCATGGCCCCTGTCTTGTCATGGGTTCAGGCCGGTACGATGACTAATGTCGAATCTGTTGACATGTCCCAGGTGGAAGAATGGCTGCCACTTCCAGATGGTGATTGTGAAAAATGCTTTTACCTAAAAGTTCAAGGCTTAAGTAATTATCCAGAATTCCATGAAGGTGATTACATTCTTGTAGATCCGACCCTGCCATTTGGTGATATGAACTCAGGTGACATCGTTGTTGTTAGAAAGTTTGATGATGCGACTTTTAAGCGCCTGGTGATTGAGCCGGATGGTACTAAATACCTACAGGCTATCAACCCGGAATTTAAACCAAATATCATTCCGCTTGATGAAAATTGCGAGTTTGTTGGTGAGGTAGTGGATTGTATTCGTTACGTTTATCGAGCTAAGAAAAAACCGCGCAAGAATTAAAAATAAAAGCCGCTAGTCATGCGGCTTTTTCTTTTTTCGACCAAAAGTGATTATCCCGCTACCACATAAAAATCCATAAATTAATGACAATACTGAATAAAAGAGAGTTAGATGAACGTCTCCCTTGTTTCTCTCATAGAACAATGCCAAGCGATCCAAAATATTAATATTATCGTCCCCTTGATTACCCTCTTTTTTGGTGCTTGGCTGGGTAATAAATATGCTGTTGGCCGAGATCAAAGAAATTCCTTTTTGGCTATCACTAGGCCAATTCATGAAATCTTGATTACTCAACTGGCGCGTGAAGGTGATGATATTTTCACTAGCACCGTTAAAGAAGATCAACTCTTGAGATTGAGAAGCTATTACACCCATGGATCTTGGTGGTATCGAATCAAAGGCATTGGTTATGACAAGGCAGTTCAGGACTACAAGGATTGTGGAAAAATAGATTCTACTTTTGATGAATACAATTATTCTGTGCATGTCTATCCTGATGTGGCTGAGTACAGGAATGCTATAAAGAGCTTATTAAGGTATACCCCAATAAAGTAAACAAACCCACCATCCAACCCATCCCTGTGATGGGTTTTCTTTTGTCTATTAAAACATAGTAAAAAATAAAAATATCGGTTTTTCTATATTTTTATCGGATTTCCTATTGACTAATAATATCGGAAATGCGATATTTACCTCACAAACAAAGAAAAGCCCCAACGTAGCTGGAACTACTTGAGGCATGACCCACCCTAGTGAGTGAAATTATTATGAATACAAAAGTTGATGAAGGCAAGTTGATTAGCGGGAAAGAAGCGCTGGATGCCTGGTATGAGGGTTTAGAAATAGAGGTTAAGCACAGCAGTACAGGCTGGTTTGTTTTTAATGATCATAACTTTGGAATCACAGTATTCAAGTCAGAAGATCATCAATTCCGCCTCAAGCCTCGCACCATCACAATTAATGGAATTGAAGTGCCTGCGCCTTTTAAGCCGGAAGATGGTGACCAGTTTTGGCACTTATACCCATCAATGGGCAGAGGTTATAACTTTACAGTATCGATTGATTCTGACCATTACCAGCAATTCGGCGCATGGCGCACCGAAGAAGAAATCAAACAAGTCGTTGCTGCCCTTCGCCAAGTATTCGGAGGCAGCCATGACAACTAAATCCAATATTCTCAAGTCTGCATTCATTGCAGCATCTATCGGCGCGGGGATAGCAGTAGCTTACGCTTTCCAGCCTGCCAAAGTTGCTGATGATAATCCTCAAGTGGTTATCACCGCTCAAAAATATGAAGTGCTTAAACGTACTTGCCATGAAACCTGTGTTGCTACTGTCAAAGCTAATGATTACAGCATTTATGTTGAATATGCCTTGGACGATGCTTCAGTCGAGTTTCTGGACATTTTGAACGTGGTGCATTTTGACAAGACGATTAATGCCTATGTTGATCGTTATGAAATTGAAAAGATTAATGCTGCGATTGCGAAGGGAGAAAAATAATGAGCCGTTTAACTAATGATTTACGTGAGCGTATGGCTCGTTGTGTTTTAGACAATGCTTTCGCTGAGCAGGAAAAAGAAGCTGATCAGAATCTTTATTTAGCTGGTGACAAGATTTACGACGATATTTATGGCGCTCACCAAA